ACTGCGCCTACTGCGATGGATGCCGTGACCCTGGAAAGCATTTGGTGTGAACTGGATTCTCGCAAATGATTAATTTTTTCTTCTTCTTGGGTTGTCAAGACATCGTCCTCTTCCATAGTATACCTCATATTTTTTATTCCGCATGTCATATTAAAGAGTATTCTGGAAAGATAAGTATGAGGTTCCTGTTACTCATGGTTGTTCCTTTATGCAAGAACTGCGCGCACTACATGCCTCACCCGGACGATTCTTTAGCGAAATGTAAAAAAATAGGCACCGTGGATGTCGTGAAAGGTGGCGTTGAGTATTCTTCCGCACTCAGTGTTCGTGAATTTGCGTGTGGACGAGAAGGTCTCTTGTACTCCCCTGAACCTCGTATGATGGTTAAAAAAATGACGTATACACTTCGTGAGAAGCGTTATGTTTTCGGTTACCTACTTTTTATGATGGTACTATTTCTTCAAAAAAAATAATTCCTCACAACATGCCTGCCCCTCGTTGTCCTCCCGTTCATAAACCGCCTTCGGAATGGGTAGCCTGGACGTACAAGTATTTAGAGTACAAGACGCGAGAGAACATCGTGTACCCAACGTATGAACGATTCACTCATTTTAGACTCGTCCAGCATTTAGGGGATTTTGAGATGGACCGTACCTGGAAGTATTATTTGTACTTGTTTCTTACAGGACGAAAACACAGAACCCTGACATCCTATTTATAAATTCATAAAACCATTTAAATAGTTGGTCGCAGTATAGGATAAGATGTTGCGTCGCGTATTTTCCAGCGCGACTCCTGTATCGGCATTGTCGCTTTTCCAAAACTCTTGTTACCACAAGATTGATTTTAAGATTTCAGAAAATAATACAGTACATCAGGCCGTCAAGAAATTCACCGCATTCAATGTTGGATGTCTTGCGGTAACGAATTCACAAAACCATGTGGTAGGTGTACTTTCCGAACGAGATTACGTTCATAAAGTTGCCTTGTTAGGGATAGATGCAAAAACGGTAAACATCAAGAAGGTGTGTACGTACGAACCGAACATGATTCTCGCAAGAGAAAATGACTCTATTGAGGTGTGTATGCAAAAAATGTTGATTAAAGATTGTAGGCATTTACTGGTCGTGGATGACAAGAGTGAGTGTGTAGGGCTGATTTCCATGAAAGATGTCGTAAAAGAGTTGATGCATAACAAGAATGAGCTCATCGCCCGATTGACTAATTTGAATACAGGCAAGGGTGGATTTTTCGGAAGCGAGTAAAATTGAATCCTTCTGTCCGAATGACCGATCACATCTATGGCTTCCCGACGTATAGACGAGTTCCTACAAGGTATCATGGAGAGCCAAAAGGAGTGTACTTATGATGACATTTCTGAAATTTTATCCATCATCCATGGCATTGAGTTTAGGTATGATACTGAAACCATGAAATGGTTGAAATACATAGACTATGAATGGGTAGAATCGTATGAGGGTACCCATTTACGCGCATACGGGTTATTTTTACGAAAACGAATAGAAAATTTTAACCAAATGGTTTCCACGAATCCGGATGATAAAGAGTACGTTAAACTCAAACAACGACAACGCATGATTGATGCGGTCATGATTCAATTAAAGAATCATGACTGTCTAGCTTCGCATAAGTATAAAAAAAAACCGATCTCGTCTACTTTAAAACGACTGGTATGGAACCATCATATTGGAGAAATGGTTGGAAAAACAAAATGTCTTTGTTGCCGATTGACAGAAATTACTCAATTGTCCTTTCATTGCGGACACGTCCTTGCCGAGGTCAATGGTGGTGGGACCACGTTATCCAACCTACGACCTATTTGTCAAAATTGTAATTCTAGTATGGGTACTAAAAATATGAATGCTTTTATGAATACGTTGGTCTAAACCATTTTTCTACCGTACATGACCCATAAGACGATGGAGATCACACTTCCTACCACGAATCCATCCCCGGCTACTTTGTACGACTTGTTTCCTACAAAATAAAACAAAAGGGGTACAAGCACGCATGCGACAACGGCGTAAAAAGCCATGATGCTAGAAAAAGTAACAAAGGCGCTCATACCATGTAACTATATTTTAAAGTAAGGCAGACAATATACTTTCTACCGAATATCCATTGAAGGTGGTGGCGCTCGCGTTCGTGTACGCTCCAAAATTTTCCACGTAGAGTTGGTCTCCTACGTCTAACTCCGGTAACCATACCGTTTCCTCAATGATGTCTAAAGAATCACATGTCGGACCATACACGGTAGATTCAAACAACTCCCCTGATTTGGAATGTTGAAGAACCGGTTTCGCATGGTCAAAGATTTTACAATTTAAATTACCATAAATACCATCATTCAAATAATAAATTCGTTTGTCCGTTACTTTTTTACAAATGACGTTCACGTACAACGTCGCACACGTTTCTACTAAAAAGCGACCGACTTCACTGATGAACTGTTTCCCTTCCAATCCAACCATTCCCTTAACCACTTGAGCGGCGCATTCTACAAAATGGGTATGGGTGAAGCCACCACCAATGTCAATGATGGCAATGGGAATGCCGATAGATTCTGCCATTTCTGTAGCGACACGACAATCGCACAAGGCGTCGTAGTACAGGGTAGGTTGCGTGCATCCGCTTCCGACATGAAAACTAAACCCTACTACTTGTAAACCAAGTTGTTTGGATAAAATAAGTAAAGAAGGAACGTCGTGCATGGCGCATCCAAATTTGGTAGACAACGGACATTGAGAATAATCATCCTTGACACAAATACGTATCAACAGACGACATTCAGGGTAGAGTTCTTTCATTTTATACATTTCGCATTCACAATCTACTACCGTAAGGGTGACTCCCTTTTCTTTTGCATACCTAATGTGGGAATTAAATTTACACGGGTTGGCATAAATAATATGTTCGGGAGAAGTGAAGGATAAGACATCTACCATTTCTTGTTTGGAAGCACAATCAAAATAAATTCCTAATTTTGAAATGTAACGAAGAAGATGTGGATGAGGATTACATTTCATGGCGTAGTACACTTGGACGTTGGATAAGTAACGTTTCCAAAGATCATAGGCATCTTTAATCTTGGTAATGTCTATATTTAAATAGGGTTCCATTGTGTGTAATAGGAAAAAGCTTTATATTATAAATTGAACCAATATATTTTTTTTGATGATAGATAAACATGGATTATACCAAGAAAACTGTGGCAGAGCTAAAACAATTGTGTAAAGAGCGAAACCTAAAAGGAATCAGTGGAAAGAACAAGGCGGAACTCCTCGCTCGGCTAGACCCTCCTGTAGAGAGTGTCCCTACCGATTTGCGACAAGACGTGATTCATGGGGATGCGCTGCAGGTACTACCGACGCTAGAAGCCGAGTCGGCACAAATCATCATTGCCGATCCACCCTACAACATTGGTAAAGATTTTGGAAATGATAGTGATAAACAACCGATGGAAGAGTATTTGCAGTGGTGCGAACAATGGATCCATGAATGTCTTCGTATTTTAAAACCGAACGGCACCATGTTTATTTATGGGTTTAGTGAAATTCTTGCCTTGATACTATCCAAAGTCCCGTACCACATTCAACGTCGTTGGATCATTTGGCATTACACGAATAAAAATGTTCCGTCACTTCAATTCTGGCAGCGTTCCCATGAAAGTATTTTGATTTTATGGAAATCGGACAAGGTGTTTCATCGGGATGAGATTCGTGAAGCGTACACGGAAGGGTTTCTTCATGGTGCGGCCGGCAAAGAGCGTAAAGCCACTCTGGGGCGATTTTCAAAAGGGGAGAAGACCACGACGTACACCGCGCACGCGAACGGAGCGTTACCCCGCGACGTGATTAAAATTCCAGCGTTGGCAGGTGGAGCCGGTATGAACGAGAGGGTAGACCACCCGACTCAAAAACCGTTAGCGCTCTGCGATAAACTGATTCGTTCGTGCAAACAAACGAACGGGTACGTGTTGGTCCCCTTTGCAGGTTCAGGAAGTGAATGTGTCGCCGCAAAAAAAAATGGTCTTTCTTTTATTGGCGTGGAACTGAACGCCGAGTATGTGAAGCTGATTCACGCGAGGCTTTCCCCCTCGCCTACAGAACAAACGCCTGTAGATCCTCCAATGATGTGATGGGGGTGAGGTACGGAAGAATGTCCGATTTCCTCGTCCACCAGCCTTGTTTACCTTGAAACGTCACAATTTTTTTGTCACGCATCTCACCCATCAAGAGTGGTTTGGGGATGCCCCAGATTTTCCATCCGTGGAAATCCAAGAGCGCCAGGAGCGCGTAGTCGTAGTCGTGTTCGGGTTCAAGGTGCTGCCACACGCAATTGTCCTTCCCCGCCCAATAGCGCGCCGACTTGATTTCAATCTTCTTACCGTTAAAGGTCGCGTCGTTCTGGGTAGACGTGCGTGGTCCAAGTCCAAAGATTTCAGAAATGATTTTTTCAGCTTCCGAGCCGTAGGGTTTAGAGTCCAGCTCTACCAATTGAAGTACTTCAGGAGACGCGTTCATTCGTAAATAGTATTTTTTTTGTGTTTCTTTTTCTTTCATTTTCATAAAGGCTTGGGTGTTTCCCCAATGACCGCACGAGAGGATTCCAGTAGGCGGGGGTGTCGGCGCAGGTGGTGGTCCGTTCAGGAAACGAATGGCTTCATCCATGTCAAATCCGTACTTGACAGAGAGACGTGCGACGGCCGCTTTTACAACAAGAGAGCATTCAGTCATGGTGGGGGAGTAACTACCCGATACGAATCTACCAACATCAATTTTTCAAAGATCCGTTGTAAATGTAAATTGTAATCCTTTCCATGAGACCCATTTTGAAATAGGTAAATTTTGCGTATTCAAGTCTGGAACGGAATGAAAATACTTTTTATTGATATACATGATTTCCATGACATGAGGAATATTATTCATAGTAGGTCCACAATGATTATCCTTCACAGGATGAAATGTGAGTTGAATACTCGTACGGATCATGTGGGATCGTCCCGTCAAATCATTGGATATTCTTTCAGAAACGTAACAATCATACCCGCCATCACTAGTTGAACCTATTTTTTTGTCAACATGGTATACTTTTAATCATTCATATCTTATTTAAATCTATTTGTTAAGAATGGGGATTCTTAAAAAATTAAGTGGGTACCGACAACAAGATAAAAAAAATGAAATTTATAGCGAATACCATTTTATCACAGAAGAACAAGTCAGTGAATTACTGGAAGCCTGCAAGTACACTTGCCACTATTGTACGTCACCTGTCAAAATGGAGTACGAGAAACGTGAAGGGTCACAATGGACGCTGGACCGCATTGATAATTTAATGGGACACAACCATGGAAACGTGTTGATTAGTTGTTTAGCCTGTAACCTACAACGACGAAACCGTTCGGTAAAAAAGTTTGTCTCCACAAAACAATTGGTGGTGAAAAAGTGTTTATAGTAAAATTTCAAGGTCTTCCAATTTCCAATATTCAATGATACCATTTGGTATAGGACGTTTAACAATAATCGGAGTTTTCTTTTGCGATAGTTCTTCCTTCGCAATGAGGTACGCGTCGTGCACGGTATCCTCTACCGGAATCATGGGCGCCGCACCATTTTCAATTTGGGTTGCGCGAACGCCAAGAATTTTTGTGTACTCGTATTTTGTCAAAAAGGGTAACGAACGATGGAGAGGGTCCTTAATGTTGCCTCGTTCATCACGAAGAATGGTGCACCTGGATAACACTTCGTCCATCCCGATACGAACCTCTTGAGGGTGCATGTCTAGCAAAGAGGAAGGCATGGATAATGTGGGTGGAGTAGAATCGGTTTCTACGGGAGCATCATCGTCCACGACATACTCCTCAAGAGGTTCTTCGGGGTCATCTTCCGTTTCAGGGGAACCGGTACTTTCTACGTCAAGCTCCACATCGGAAATTTCTTCGTCACTCATTCTTATACCTTAACATAGATAATTTTAATATCAATTTATTGGGTTATTCTTTCACGGGTTTCCATGATACGTCACACTTCGGACAAATATAAATATATTTTAGCTCGGAATGGTTGTACCGATAATAAATGATGTCGGAAGGTAAATTGTGATTCTCGCAGTTTTCAGTAGGACAGGGTACATTTTTAATTCTAGGAAGAGTGGGGTCCATTTTCGTGTATTTGTTGATAGGAACCACTTGGTCGGGTTTAATGAACGTCATGGAAGAGACAACCGAACCATCCACAGGTTTCTGGTTTCCACACTTTTTACACAAGTAGGACAGACCGTCTTGGTAGTTGAGATACAACATGTTTTCGCATACTTCACAAAACTCCATAATATATGATGACATTATAACATTTAACATCAATTTTAAGTTATTGTTTATTCTTTTTAATCTTGAATAGAATATGACACTTGAATTAAGAAAATTTGACATGCGTCAGATTAGTTTCAAACATACAGAAAATAGTGGCCCCGTCATTGTATTGATTGGACGGCGCGACACGGGTAAAAGTTATTTGGTAAGAGATTTACTCTTTTACCAACAGGACATTCCCATTGGAACGGTGATTTCTGGAACAGAAGCAGGGAACTCTTTTTATGGAGAACACGTTCCTAAAATTTTCATTCATGAAGAGTACAGCAGCTGCATCATTGAAAATATCTTGAAGCGTCAGAAACAGTGTCTCAAACAGGTACAACAGGAGCAGCAAATGTATAAAAAAAGTAACATTGATTCTCGTGCGTTTTGTATCTTGGATGATTGTTTGTACGATTCGTCGTGGTCCAAAGATAAACTGATGCGTTTGTTATTCATGAATGGTCGGCATTGGAAAATCATGCTTATCATTACCATGCAGTACCCGTTGGGGATTCCGCCAAATTTAAGAACCAACATTGATTACGTGTTTCTTCTTCGTGAACCGTACATTAACAATCGTAAACGAATTTATGAAAATTATGCAGGCATGTTTCCCACATTTGAAGCCTTTTCACAAGTCATGGATCAATGTACGGAGAATTATGAATGTTTAGTCATTAATAATAATTCAAAAAGTAACAAACTTACGGATCAAATCTTTTGGTACAAGGCAGAACCCCATCCTTCGTTTAAATTAGGATCCAAAGAGTTCTGGGAACTTTCTAAAAATATGCCCGAGACAGCAGAAGATCCTCATTATGACCCTAAAGCAAATAAAAAAAATACGCCGCAGATTAATGTCAAAAAGACGAGATGGTAAGTGCGAACTGGTTACCCTTCGTATGTTCCTGGGGAGTATAATCTAACGTATTGACGCGTACGATGGTACCCTCTAGTGTATACACAATGCGCCGAATGCCGTAGGAAGAGATAAGATGGTAACATAAGATGCAGGGTCGGGCATCCAAATAGGTATGGTTTCTGTTAAAACGAGCAATGTAAATGGTTAATTTAGGGACATGCTTTACAAACACTTTGTTTTTGACAGCGTTTCTTATTGCATCCATTTCAGCATGACAGGAACATCCTTGAATGATGCGATCTTTAGAATAATTTCGTAGTTGATTTACACCATACGACACGATTCTTCCTTGAGAAACAAGGACACACCCATGACGACTAAACATTTCGGATTGATAAGCGTACTGACATGCGAATTCAATGAATTTTTCATCTTTTGTCATTTTCATAATGGGTAGAAATAAGTATTTTTTATACACATAGTTATATGGCAAATAAAAATAATTTTTATACTTATATATTTGGAAATTGGGAGAAATTTCTTTTACTCTTGATTACCTCCATCATCTCCTTGGTAGGGTACGCTTTTATGGGCGGAGCATTTATTCAATTAAAAGATGCTGTAAAAATACCCGCCAAAGTAGAGCTGACTGAGCCAAAAGATGGTATGGGATCGTCTGATCTCTATCGTATTTTTTTAATCAATGTATACACGTCATTAGAACACTACATTAAGCTACGATTGAATCAAATCGTCTCTTTATCTGAGTTTGTACCTCCTACCTTGATATTATTATTATTGCCTTTCGTGGCTTCTCTCGGTGTTTCTATACTATTTCCTGCCATGGTAATATATACATTTTTCATCGGATTTACAATGACACTTGTGGATGAGACCAAATGGTATCAACTACCCATCTTCAACATCTCACATTTTTGTAATGGGTGTAAGAAGTCAGGCCAAGAGGATGGAGGTATATTTGCCTTTATTTCTCAATCCTTTTCTTGGTGGGGTACCTTGTTATACACTATTTTACTTTTCATTATGAATTTGATTGCGTTTAATTGTATTGCAGGTGCCGGAGCATTATATATTGTGTGGTACTTATTATTACGTCCCTTGTATTGTAATCCTGAGGGTAAAGTAGACGTACACAATTATAAAAAAATCATTACCATTTTAATGGATTACACCAATACTTTACTATTCATGTGCTCGTTGATTTATTTTATTGCTGGTGTCATGTATTTAGGGACTCCACTTCAAATTGCAACTGCCCTTGTATTTATTGTAAGTGTTTTTTGGTTACTGTTTGAATATTTAAAGGCGTATTATTTAAAAACAGTATAGAGATAATGAATCATGTTAACCTATGTTAAAGGTATCCATATGTACGCCAACGTACAACCGCCGTCCGTTTATCCCTCAAGCCATTCAGTGCGTCCAGCATCAAGATTACGCTGGGCCCATAGAATGGGTCATCCTAGATGATGGAACCGACCCCATTCAAGATTTGGTCGCCCATATACCGAACGTCAAGTACATTCGGCTTCATAAAAAAATGCCGTTGGGGTACAAACGCAATTTATTGCATGCGAATTGTACGGGAGACATTTTCGTGTACATGGACGATGATGATTATTATCCGCCCACAAGAATTTCACATGCCGTGCAACGTCTTCAATCCAGTAAATGTATGGTGGCGGGGTCCAGCATCATTCACATTTACTACCACGATGTAGACAAGATATTTGAATTTGGACCTTATTTACCATTTCATGCGACGGCGGGAACCTTTGCGTTCAAACGTGAATTGTTGAACCATACTTCGTACGACGATGATGCCTGCATGGCAGAAGAAAACTTTTTTTTAAAAAATTATTCTTTTCCCATGGTTCAATTGGATCCTCAGCACGTCATTTTAGTCGTGTGCCACAATTACAATACGGTAGATAAACGAAATGTCATCAAGGACGGACAAGGAAAACCCTGTTCGTTTACGATCCATGATAGAATCAAAGAACTTCCGTTGCTTCGTTTTTTTAAAGATGAAATTCTTAACATTTCGTATGCACCAGGTGAACCTGATAAAAAAACCGATGTCATTCAATACCAACAAGTGTTAACTTCAGGAAATGAATTTAAAATAAAATTTAATAATAAAATATTTAAAGGACCAGAAATTCTTAACATTTTAAATTCACAATTAAATTTATTAAAAAGGCACCGCATTTCCGTCAATTTCTAGCTCCCGTCTACTTTGCTTACACGCTTCTCGCTCGCGTGAAGGAAACACAAGATACGACGTGATCCAACGACGCAAGGGGCGTGTTGCGTACGCCCTGCCTAAACACCGAATGGCCGCAGGAGAGAAGCTGACGTTTTCTCCAGAACGGTGCCCCTGGAGTGCTTTATTTTCTCCTTCATGAAGTGCCGTGTAACACGCATGTTGGTCTATTTTATCATCTTTCAAAAGATGATGAAATGTGTTTCTTGTGTGGGGTGAAAGGATGGTGTACCAGGTACGGAAGAGTAATGTTTTGCGTGCGAAGAACGTGTCGGCTACATTGGAGGGAGTAGAGAGCGCTGCGTTTTCCGCATCCACAAGCACGTCCATCATGGGTTGTTTCCATACAGAGTAATCCGCCTCTACCAATTGACGTAACGTGCTTCCCTGAAACGTTTGACGTGGGTTCGCTCCGAATTGGAACAGTAGGGATACCACGTTGGTGTTACTGTACGCCACCGCTTTTAACAAAGTAGAATGATCGCTGCCATCCACATGTCCTTGGGCTCCCTGTTGCAGAAGGATGCGCGCCATGGGTTCATCCCCTTTCATGCACGCGATGCATAACGGTGTGTCCCCCTTGTAATCGCGCACGTCTAACTGGGGATGGTAGCGCAACAAGAGTTCCACCATTTCATACGACGTGCCACATGCGACGTGCAAGGGCGTATCCTCTTCATTGGAGAGTAGATTCACATCACACGTGTCCGTGTCAAGAAGGTAGCGAACATAGTCTACCTTTTTGGATTGAATAAAGTAGATGAGGGCATGAAATTGGCGCATCGTGTCGTTGACACTGTACCCGTAATGAATGAATCGCTGAAGGATGGTAAAGACGACGTCGTAAGAGTACAACAAGGTGATGTCGCGCATCACATAGGCGCATAATTTAACATGATGCGCGAGCCCATGTTTCAACAAGATCTCAAGCAAGGGTAGATTCAAAGGTTGTATCGCAAAATGAAGCGCGGTTTTACGATTCACATTTTCATCCCGTAACCCTGAATTGTCCTGTTCCAAAAGGTATTCGGCAAGAATGAGGTTGCCTCGCCGACACGCAATCAACAAAGGGGTTTCCTTCGTTTCAAGGTTTCGCGTGTGAAGGTTCGCTTTCTTCTCCACCAACCATTGAACCATTTCCGTTCGGTCATGGTCGCACGCTTCAATGATGGGAGCCGTGCAGTAGTGCAACGTGTGGGGTAAATCAAGAAGGGCGCGATTCTTCCATAACACTTCCGCCATGCGAATGTCCCCCGTACGAGCGACACTTCTTAACGGGTACGTGTTATAATGAACTCTGTTCGGAGACACCTGATGGTGAAGTAAATACAACATGATGCTTTCATTTTTATACATGCACGCAAAATATAAATATTGTTCTAGCACATGCATGTCTTTGATTTGTGTTATTTCTTTCTTAAATAACACAACATCGTTCGCAACAATGGCGGACAAACAAGCATCCATTTTATGGATCTTCATCAGAACGTATCATATTCAATTTTTATTTCTTGGAATCGTCATAGTACAAATAATACACTGAATTTTCAGTATAGATGACGTAAAAATTTTCAGTAGAGTACATGGACGTGACATAACTGGTTTCCCATGCGCGACCATGTAAGCGCCCGTACACATACAGGTAGCCATTCTCTGTCACCAAACGCCAATGAGTAAGAATCTTCGCAATGGACGTGTTCGTCATAACCTTTAGTATCGTCTTTTGTTTAAGTAGTTACGTCAATAAAATTGAGAAAGGTCATTCTTAATCATGAAAAATAAGAATGAACGATATTATTTTAAATTGTCTCGTGATTAGTTTTTCCATCAGTATTTCTAATCTCGTCGCGCAATACATCATTGAAAGATACATTCGTAAAACAACGTACGTGACGCTTTCCGAACATCATTTAACCTTAAAACAGTTGGAAGAAAAAATAGACTCTATAGGGAACCGCCAATTTCTAAAGGTTTCCTAAGATTATCGGCATCAATGGTAGAGTGCATCCACGGGCCCACATCTTTTTTCTCAATGGTAGGTTCGGACCGAAGTTGTAAGTTGGCATTCCTTAACGAAGATCCTTGGGTGTTAAGGCCGATCAGGTGCCCGGCTTGAAGAAGGTTGACGCTCTGAAGCGCCCCATTTCCAGAGGGGTTCAACGACGCCCACTGGGAATTGGTATCGTTGGGTAAAAGGGCAGACGGGTCGGACATGGAAGGCTGCGAAGGAAGGTTGTTCGGCATGGTGGTTTGTATTCCGTTCGCGGAAGCGTACATGGTCCCTGCAGATGAGGCGGCAGGGACACTCTCTGAAGAATAGTCCGACGGCTCTAATTCGGACAACATACTTGTATTTTTACCCCTTACGGAATAAACAACAAGTGCTAATATGAAAATGATTCCAGCAAAAAAGGCGGTTCCTTTAAAGTATTTCATATATATATAACATAATAAATTATTCTAAAATAAAGCGGGATCAATTTCTATAATATCTTCTTTTTTAATCATGCATTTAGAAAACGGGGTAGTTGTAATTACCATGATTTGTTTCATATGAAGAACGAATTGAAATGTTTTTTGAGTAAATTTGATTCCTACAAAATCCAAAATACAAACTATTTTACTAGTTTCCTTAATACATGATTCTGTCAATGGATTTTCGTGTTCGTCATAAATAATAGGTTCGTCGTCTACTTTATTAGGCTGAATGTATACGCGAATGCTGTAGCCGTCTTGTTTATGTTTCATGCAGGACATGAAGGAGGATTGAATGTCGTCCAGGGTAATGTTTTCAGAAACAAACCACTCTTTACGTTTCTCATAAATCATGGTTTGCGCCCTTTCTTCTAAAGTAGATATCCATTCCATCAAGTGACCGTTTTCTTTCGTAAAGCATAAATCCATGTATTTTTTATTCCCAGAAGTAACGACTCCCGAACGTGTCGTACATTTAGGCGTTTGTAAATAGAGAGGGTCGTCCGTGGGAGACACCTTCACTTTCGTTAAAAAAGAACCTCCCTGAATGGGTTTAGGCGTTGCTAAATACAAGCTGGAAAAATTAAATGAGGGCGTTGCCTTACAAATCATACTACTCTTTTATATATTTTATGCGATATTTATTCGCATAAAAACCAATCTGCTTATAGTATGTTTCATCAATGCATAGAATTTTTAAAACGAGAAGAGTTTAAAACCACCATTCAAACCATCATAGACATATGTATGTCTTCCTTGTCCGGTTATTTTGTATTCATGTATGTGATTATTTTATGTAATTTCGCCATGTTAAGCATCATTCTCTACTACACCATGAAAAAATCTAATCATTCATTATGAAAACTCGGCGAGGATTGGGTTCCAACATCATTGCCGCTCTGATTCCGCTCCGGGTGTTTGCCGGTCTTGCAAAAGTGAAGCCACGCACCCGAAGAATCAAATCAAGAAAACAGTAACTTTTCAGGAAGTTCGTACTCGTTGACGATGGTGGCTCCCATGCACCCTAAAGACGCCGTTTTTCCGCTTTCTAAACACTCTAGTGGAACGGGTTGCGCCACGTTCACTCCTTGAGGTAGTTTCCCCAAATATTTCCAGTTATGAATGATTTCAGCTACCGGTATTAGCCATAACACCACTAGAGTTATCAAAACCAAGACTACCATCAGAAAGAATAACCTCATAGATTACCCGATTATTTTTTTTTCTTTAATTTTGGTTTTGGTGGTGGTTTACTTGTTTTTTCAGTACTGATGGTATTAATAAAAAGACGCATCATCGTGTAAATGATAATGTTGGGAATGATGGTACCTACCAACATGACAACGGCCGACGCGTACATGGAAATACCTAACGCAGTGGCCGGTGTAGGGATGAGCGCAAGGGCTACCGCACTGAGCGCAATCATAATGGCCGTGATGGATATAATTAAATTACTCAATATTTTCATTAAATTAATGGAACCGGACACGATGATGTTGTAAATATTCATCACCGTGTAGAGCGACACCGTCATCACGCCGTTCGCTTTTGCCAAGGCATCTCTCACATACAATAAAATTTCAACGATCGGTACTACCACACTCGCAATCTTGTTGTAAATTTTATCTCTTTCTTCCGTAAGTTTATTTAACAAGTACCGAATCGTTGCCATGACGGACCGAATGGCTTCTTCTATGTTGTCTAGAAACTCCACCATGATGTATAAAGAAAGCTCTAACGGTAACAAGGCAATACTAAACACGGCCGAGACATCCTTTTTAATACAATAATTCACATTTTCTGAAGTGGCCTCTTCTTTGGTTTTTCCAGGAATCGGCATGATGTACCCTGCAAAAGGCATGTAGATGGGAACACATCGCTGGTTCTCCCAATCGGCGCGTATGTTGGCGAGTAACCCTTGATAACTCGTGTACCCACAAAGAAAAAAAATAACCACAATGATGGTTAACGTAATTAACATGTCTACTCCATGAATTTCAAGGTACCCTAATGATTTACATAAATTGGCAATTGCATTCATAGTGTTTCATGATATTATTGAATGACATGGTTAACTTGATAACGCCTTAATCATTGCTCCCGGCACACCGTTCCACATGCTTTGAAACGTGTAATTGACCGTGGTAATGACATGCATCAAAACGGCCAATATACCATTGGTTTTACCTAGTGCGCTTAACACTTTGATGACAATCAAATTGAACGCGACAATGATGTTGGCGAACATGGCATAAATGGATGCAAACATTCCCGTGGATTGGACCTTGGTGTTGTTTTGTTGCTCCCGAGCAGCTACCAAACTATTGGTAATGCCCGACATCATCCCGGTCGTTTTCGTTTGTAAATACGCAAACGGTTTCAAAATGCCTGGCGCAAGTGACGTCATGACCGATTGTAAACAGTATGAAAAATTTTCCGACGTGGACGTTCCTTCGGGACCAATGTACCCAGCAAAAGGGACAACGGCCGGTATACACCGATACTCCCCCCAATTTTGTTGTATGTTTTGCAATTGACCGCTTGCCATAATCAGCGTCATGCATAAAAAGCATGAAAATAGAATCACCATAGTTGTTAGGATATCACCGACCATATATATTCAAAAGATTAATTTAAATCAGTTAAAACAGATGGGATGAAACGTCCCATGTCCGTCACGGTACTGACAATCACATTTTCAGCAGGCGGTATTTCAGGTAATGCCGTGGCTCTATACAACTTGACGTCATCGTTAAATTTATTTTTTAAAATAAAGGCACTTTGTTCTTCTGAAAATGCCTTGTTGTAAGCACTTAAATTTTCATTTTCAGATTGAAAACACATGCAACAAATTTGAATTCCCAAATTAAAACATTGAGTTGCGGGATAATTCACTGGCCGATGTTGTAACGGCGGAAGGACCACCGTGGTTTTGGTGTAGTTCGCCGAAGTATAATATTCATTGGAGGGAGTTTTACCATTTTGCATGGTATAATTGACATCATTGTTCCGTATCATGTTAGTGTAGGTACCGTTACTCATGACGTTTACCATTTCATACAAACGACTGCTTTCCAAAAGAGAATCTACCGAATCCACCATCACAATGACCTTCCCTACGGCGTCGTTTAATTTCAAGGACGTCCACATGTTATCATCGTACGCTCCTTCTGACGAGGCGACATTGTTTAAATTATATTCATTGGATAACAGTACCGTTGCAAAGATGGATGATAATTGGTACGCCATTTTATTATAAATGTCAATCATGGACGTTTTCATTCTAAAATTTAAAATCAACGGATCTTTCGGGTTCGGACAAGAAATGGTACTGTTATCATATGTAGATATCGCATTGTCGTACACACATTTCAAGACATTTCGTAAATCCAGGCTGTTGAACGATCCCTTTTCATTGAACGATGCGGATTTTGACACGGCGACCACGGGATCGCCATCCAATGAATAAATTTCAAAATCAAGGAAACGACACCCTTGCTTAATGACACTTTTCAAAGCACATAAATCTACATAGTCATTTTTAAAATTTCCTACCGCACAACTAGAATAAGATGCCTTGATGATGTAATTACACAAATAATTATCGGTTTTGGTATCCGAGGCATGATGCAACCCTAAGATTCCTGATTGAGGAACATTCTTCGGACATTTTTTTTTGCCGTACATCATGAAAACATAGATGAGGATGCAAATGAGGATGGTCGTCATGAATAACACCGAACACCATGTGGGTAACTGGGTAGGAATGAAGTAGGAAATCTTGTTTTTGAGAGACATGGGAATGTATTCTACTATTTTGTTAATCGTATCCATATAGTATGTGAATAAAATTGAACTGGTAGGAATTCACATAGAACATCAAACTGTAAAATGAATGAACTCACCATTGGAGAGTCCATGCTTCGGGTATACAAGAATGGCGAGATTGAACGTAAATTAAAATCGGGTCGCTGGAAAACCATTCCTAATGTAGCCAATCAAAATCAAGGATACAACGTCATTTTCATTCAAAAAAAACAATACATGCGAAGTCGCCTCATATGTCTCGCGTTTATGAATATTACCACCACTGAAAAAATACTAATGTACCATAAAGATGGGGATAGACTCAATTGTTCGGTAGATAACCTTTCCGTAGAAACTCATCAAAGCATTAATATTTATTAAACATGGATTATTTTTTATACCATGGTGCTTACTTTTTGAAGTATCTTATCTAATTTATTTTTATTGGACTCTTTTGTTTTTCGTAGAACGTCTACTTGTTGTTTTAAGGAAAGTATCTCTTTTACTTGAGAACGTATTAATTTAATGTTTTCTTCATTTTCAGAACACAGGGGAGAACCCATGCCTCCTTCAGGGGCTGCACCTTCGGGAGCCACGGTGCCTTTACCTTTACTTTTACTTTTTTTATCCTTTTTACCAGCACCTTCTATTTTTGGAGAACCATAGAACCATAAAATAAAAATC